GGATAGCGTCGCCTTCAAAACTGTGCCAGATGGCCTGAGCATCGAGCCCGGCTCGTATATCCGCGTACTGACCACCAGCACTACATACTCAGCGCAAAACAACGGTGCGATTACCGACGCTGGCACGCTTGTTGCAATCAGCTCAATAAAGGATGGTGACTATACTGCACTTATTTACGACCCCGCATCGGGGCAAATTACCGAGCAGAGCATCACGATAGCTCAAGGTGATGTCCTTGACGATAATGTATGGGGCTGTCTTTTTACGCTGCTGACCCAGCAAAACAACCAAGCGATCTACCAAGTGGAGCAGCTAACCATTGAAGAGGATGGCCTGATCAGCATCTCAGCTATCCACGTTCCTGTAACCGAGAACGGCGCTAGCCTTGTTGCAGCAGATATTTTGACCGGCACGTTTGAGGTGCAAGAGTAATGGCGTTTCCATCACTGGTTCCAACAAGCCGCGAGTTCAGCCCAGGTGACTGGCCGGTCAAGCGTTTCAATTCGCAATCAGGATCTGAAATTCGTATTTTGTACGGCAACCGGCGCAGCAACGCAAAGCTGTCCTTGAGTTACGACAACCTCACTGACAGCAACGCTCAGTTGTTCTTGACCGATTACGACGCGCAATACGGCACGCTGCGCACATTTGATCTACCTGCTGCTGTGCTGACTGGAACATCGGTTGCAATGCAGGCACCAGCGGGCAGCAAGTGGCGCTATGAAGCCGAACCACAACTGCGATCTGTTCGCCCAGGTCGCAGTAGCGTTACAGTAAATCTGGTGGCTGTCATCTAATGGCCAAAGTATTTACTGGCAAAGACGGCGCCTTACTGATCGACGGTGCCACTCAAGTCAAGGTCACAAACTGGACTCTGACTGGCAGCGTGGAGATGCTGGAGACCACCAGCCTCCGTAGTTCACAGCGTACCTACGTCCCCGGCGTACAAGAATTTAGTGGTAGCGCCACCTTGCTGTACTACCGCGATGACGGTGGGCGCAACGACGCTGCAAGGCAACTGCGTAGAGTCCTGAAGGTCACTGGCGTAAGTGATGCGGATACCGTAACTATTCGCCTACGCCTTGTCCAGGGCAACACAAACTGGGATGTTTCTTTTTCTGCCTACATCACCAGCGTTTCTTATGGCGCTAGTGTCGGTGAAATAGTTTCAGCACAAATCAGCTTCCAAGCAACTGGCCCATTAACTGAGGTGACACTGTAATGGGTATTTACCTCGGCAATATCGGCAATGTTGAGCTGACCCGCAAATCGCTCGAAGGCTTCAAGGAATCTGTCGTCAATCCGTCTGACGTAAATGGCACGCGCCACCGCTTCAGCTTTGATTTTAACGAAGGCTTTTTGATCAGCGGCGATCTTGTCACCATTAGCACGACAGACGGCACCGATCTTGATTTTGTGTCGCCCAGTGGCTGGGACGATGGCACTGTCCACGAGAGCGGCAAGTGGTACGTCTTTATCGACGAGTTAGGTTCTATTCGCCTATACGACAACTTTAACGACAGCCTTGAAGGCAGTATCGCTGGACTTGTTGAACTTGCCGACATTAACCGCGATATTCCTATAAGAGTTGAAATTGAAGATCTTGCAGGAAGATTACTGGCATCAATTAGCGACTACGAACTCAATACAACACGCGAAACGGTTGACACTACAACACTCTCGGACGAACACCGTCAGCAATACAGTAGTTTAATTAGCGGCAGTGGTCGAGTTACTGCGCAATGGGATTATGTCAACGAGCTAAATCAAGAGCCTGTGCATTACCTAATGCAACTGGTATTGCGCACCGAAATTGGTTCTGCCTTCCACGCGAAGTTTTTCATTAAGACGCTTGGTGCGTCAGCTAGCGGCGGTGCTTTTGCTGGCTCCCAAGTCAACGACCAGCTCTGGTGGGAATTTGATGCAATCGTGACGGGTAGCGCCACAAGTTTTGCCCCTGGTGACACTATTGTTTCGACGATTGATTTTGTAGCTACAGGACCGATCCGCTTGCGTGCCAACACAACGCCACGCCGCAAGTTGCTACAAGAGACGGGTGATCCTATTGTGCTTGAACAGGGCGGAGGCTATCTGCTCTTGGAAGACAGCGATGTCTAAACTGAGTACACCGGAACGAGAGGCTAGCTGTGTCTGACCTGAAGATCAGCGAACTACCCCAGCTAGCTGGCGCAAATCTTGCTGCCAACGACCTGCTGGCCGTCGCTGATACCAGCGCCAGCGAGACACGCAGCATCACGATCTCGGACGGCATCGGCAAGGCTGTCACGCTGATTGCCGACGACACAATCCCGAGCGCAAAAATCCTGTTCGCTGCTGGTTCAGTCCCAGGCAGCGCCCTCGAAGGCGAGACCGTCAATACCTCGCAGCTCGCCAACGACGCTGTAAACGCCGCCAAGCTTAGTGATAACTCTGTAACGCGTCTAGTCAGTACACTTCCCGCAACTGGTGACTTTGTTGGCCAGTTCGCTCTCGATACTGACGACCTCAAACTTTCTTGCTGGGACGGCTCCATTTGGCAAGCAATCAAAGCCGGCGGTTCCGTTAACACCGTAATTGGCGGTAGCGCTGGCGTTGTCAACGTCACCGTCACTCAAACCGGCGATAGCGTCACACTCAACACGACCCTTGACGACACTGGCGCCGCCAATCAGTTTTTGGCTGGCCCAACGTCTGGCGCTGGTTCCGTCACCTACCGCGTGATTGCTCCGGCAGATCTGCCGACTGCTACAACCACAGAAAAGGGTGCTGTTCTGGTGAATGGCAACGGTCTCGCCATGAGCGGGAACCAGATCGTCATTGATAACACGGTCACTGCAAACACGAGCGCTTATCACCTTGTTCGCTACGGCGCCAAGGGTTTGATTACTGAAGGCCGTGCTCTGATTGGCGCGGATGTACCAGTCGCCACATCTGGAACGGTCGGTGTCGTTGCCCCTGGCGCCGGCCTTGGCGTCAATGCTGCTGGCACCATCAGCCACACCAACACCGTCACACCCGGCACCTACGAAAAAGTCACCGTTGATGCCCAAGGACACGTCACTGCTGGCGGCAACCTAGTCAGCGCAGATCTGACTGACATTGAATTCAGCGCCAGCCAGCTTACTAGCGGCACGATCAACGCAGCCCGTTTTGCTGCTAATTCGATTGAAGGGACCAAGCTTTCAAACAACGCCGTCACCAAAATCGGTGGTGCGGGCTCAACTAATGGCGTCGTTGTATTCCCCACTCCTGATTACAACGGACAGTATTTTTACGATTCCCTAAACGGCGACCTCTACCTATACGACGGTAACGCTTGGCAACCGATCACCATTACCGCCGGCGAAATTATCTTCGCTGGTACGTTTAGCGCCAATCCTACTTACAACAGCGGCGCCGGCAAAATCGTCACTTTGACCAGCGCAGGTACCGCACTTGGTCTTTCAGTTAACAGTGCGCTACCAGCGCCATCTGGCACAAACAGCAGATACTACTTCGTTGTCAGCGAGGGCGGCACCCCTACCACGGGTAACGCCCCACTTGTTGCTTTGGCGCCTCCGGACATTGTGTTGTCGGATGGCACAGCTTGGACGCATGTTGATGTGTCGTCCACTGTGGCAGCGCAGACGGCAGCGAACATCACAACAACTGCAATTTCTGGTCTTACAGGCAGCAATGTCCAAGACATGCTGTCGTCTCTAAACAGCGTAAAAGCAAACAGAGCTGGTGACACATTTACCGGCAATATCACACTGGAAGCCACCAGCCTGATTTACGACACTGGATCGTTCAACACGACCCTTTCTGCTGCAACAAGCAGCGCCGCACGCACCATCACGCTGCCCGATCAAACCGGCAACGTACTCGTAAGCGGCAATGCCAGCATTGTTAATGCGGACATAAATGCTGGTGCAGCGATTGCCTACAGCAAGCTGGCTGCGCTAACCAGTGGCAACATCATTGTTGGAAATGCTTCAAACGTTGCAACTTCGGTTGCGATGTCGGGTGACATCACCATCAACAACACTGGTGTTACCGCTATTAGTAACGGCGCCATTGTTGACGCCGATGTAAATGCCAGCGCAGGCATTGCATTTGGCAAGCTTGCATCGTTGACCAGCGGCAACATTCTCGTCGGCAACGGCAGCAACGTGGCTGCCTCTGTCGCCATGTCCGGCGACATCACGATCAGCAATGCCGGTGTAACGGCAATCGGCAGCGGGGTAATCGTTAACGCCGACATCAACGCATCCGCCGAGATCGCCGTTAGCAAACTGGCTAACGGCACTGCACGCCAACTGCTTCAAACCAATGCTGCCGGCACTGACGTCGAGTGGGCCAGCAACATCAGTATCCCTGGCACGCTCGGTGTCACCGGTGAGACAACGCTTAAAGAAATCACCGAAACCGTTTACGATCTTGTTGGTACTTCTATTGACCCTGCAAACGGCACGATCCAGTACAAATCGCTTAGCGCAAATACTACTTTCACCGAGGCACTAACCAGTGGTCAATCCGTAGCACTGCGTCTTGAAAACGGGGCAAGCTATACGGTGACTTGGCCAAGTATTACCTGGGTTTCTTCCGCTGGCAATGCTGCTCCGACTTTGACTGCCAAAGATGTATTGGTGTTCTGGAAAATTAGTACCACCCTGTATGGTGCTTACGCAGGGAGTTACGTCTGATGCTGAGTAAACTGCTTTTTTCTGTTGCCGGAGCAAGTGCTCAAGAGCGCTACTGGATCGCAAAGCTATCCACTGCAACCAACAATGAATATGTCAACGGCGTGTCCGTCACTTTATCTGGGGGCGCAGCCTTTGCCGGATATTACACAAACTCAACTGGGTACGCATTGATCGGCAGCCTAAATGCTTCTGGTGCACTGGCTTGGCAACGCACACTTGGCTCTGTTGCCGATACACAAATAGGCAGGGATGTCTGCATTGACAGCGCGGGCAATCTTTATGTACTGATTACTGAAGTTGCCGGATCCAATAAAATTTACGTGGCTAGCTACACAAGCGCTGGAACCCTGCGCTGGCAGCGCTCGATTACAAATGCACTGGCAGAAAAAATAGCAATCGACTCCCTAAGCAATGTGTACATTGCTGGCTACTGGACCACTTCTGGCGTAGATGGTGGCTTTATAGCCAAATACAACTCTTCCGGCACTCTCCAATGGCAAAAAGAATTGCGGACAAGTGCCGCGATACGCTTTACCGGACTCACGATTGACAGCTCTGACAATCCTGTCGTATGTGGCTATTACGAGCCATTTCTCAGGCGTCTTTTAACTGTTAAATACAATTCGTCTGGTACCGTACAGTTCCAGCGCACTGTCTATAGCAGTAGCGATTGGTACGCTCTTGCTATTACCGCAGACTCCCTAGGAAACACATTTGTATTCGGTCGCGGCGGAAGTTTTGGAGCACAACTTGTTTGCCTCAAGTACAATTCAAGTGGCACCTTGGGAGCCACAAATTTTATTTCCAGAGACATACAGCTCAACACGATTGATGCTGCTGTTGACGCAAGTAACAACGTGTATGTCCTTACAACAGACAATATAGGCACTTACTTTGGAACAGATAGGCGCACCGATTTTTACGCGGTCAAGCTTGACGGAAGTTTATCTATTTCTTGGCAGCGCTATCTTGGCACGACAAACGGCGATACAAGTAAATCCGTTGCAGTATTTGGAGACTCAGCGATGTACTTTGCTGGCTTGACGTATTCAAGCGTATCAACCGCCCCGAATGGTTTAATAGCCCGACTGCCAACCTCTGGAGATCGCACTGGAACTTACGGCAGTTATTTCTACAATTCTGCTTCGTGGTCTACTACGTCTGGAAGTTATACGGAAGTAACTCCATCATTCTCAGACAGCACTACCACTCTGGCGGAAGCGGCATCAACCTTGACCGATGCCGCGGTTACACTGACAGCAACGAAGACTGACCTGTAATGCTTGCCTTCGCTGCCGATCCACAGACTCCAATCGGTCGCAGCGAACTGCGACGGAAATATCCGAATGTCAGCTTTCCGGCCGATCTGCAAAAAGCCGATCTCTCCAGCTACGGCGTCATCAAAATCAAAGAGCAACCGGCCCCCGAGTGCGACCGCAAAACCGAGCACGTAGTTGAACGCCCCGTCGAACTCGTCAACGGCGTCTGGGTAAAGGACTGGGAAGTGCAGCCTCTCCCACTGGAGCAGCAGCAGCAACTCACCGACAACCAAGCTCATGTTGTTCGCCGAGACCGCGACCAACGCCTCGCTGCTTGCGATTGGACGCAACTTGCAGACGTCAAGCTTGACGCGCAACAGCAGTCAGAATGGAAGAAGTACCGCCAAGCTCTGCGTGATGTGCCGTCTCAAGGCGGCTTTCCGTGGAACGTGACCTGGCCCACACAGCCCTGATCCGATGATCACCCCCGCTAGCTACGACATCACGATTTACCAGAACGCCACCTGGAAGGGTAGCTTTCGTGCTACTCAGAATCGGCAGACAGTAACCAGCATCAGCATTACTGGTGGCACTCCTACCTTTAACTGCGATTGCCATGGGCTCACTGCTGGCGACAAGGTGACTTTTACCGGCGGCACCGCAGTTCCCTGCGGTTTGACGCTGAACACGATCTACTACGTGATCAGCGCTGGTCTGACCACAGGCGCGTTCCAGGTTTCCGCCACTAGCGGGGGTAGCTCCATCAGCGTTAGCGGTCCTGCGACTGGCACGTTTTACGTCGCCGAGCCACTTAATTTGACCGGTTACGGAGTGGATGCCGACATTCGTGGTCTGATTAACAACGAAAGCGTTGGCACCTTTACGACTTCGGTTACAAGTGCGGCAAACGGTGAATTTGAGCTGACGCTGACTCCGGCTGCGACCGTTGCTTTTGAGGTTGGGCGCTATGGCTACGACATCAGCCTGACTACTTCTGGCGGTGAGCGTTACTATTGGCTTACGGGTGTTGCCACCGTGCAACGTACTTATTCGCGGAACTGATCCATGTCTTCCGAAGTGCAGATTGCGGTCATTGACCAGCAAGACACGCAGATTGTGCTGGCAGTTCCAGGCGTCCAAGGCGCCACGGGCAGCAACATCCCTACTGGCGGCACAGCCAACCAAGTGCTTCGGAAAGCGAGCGGCACCAACTACGACACCGATTGGTCCTTGGTGACCAATGCGATGGTGGACAGCAGCGCCGCGATTGCTGGCACCAAGATCAGCCCTAACTTCGGCAGCCAGAACGTCGTCACCACTGGCACGAGCACGGCTGCATCGTTCACCCCAACCAGCAGCAGCGTCCCCACCAATGGCGTTTATCTACCTTCGGCAAACAACGTAGCCATCTCGACTAATGGCACTGGGCGGTTGTTTGTTGATGCGAGTGGGCGGGTAGGTATCGGTAGTGCACCTGGCGCCCTCTTAGATCTTGCTGCAAGTAACGATGGCGCAACAGGTACAACAGCTAACAACACCCTTCGTTTTACAGATACTGATGCCAATACGGCGGCAGATCAACCCATTGGTAAAATTGAATGGTATAGCGCAGACACTTCCTCACCGGGAGCGCGCGCTGTTAGTTACATCATGTCTTCTGCCGCTGGTGCCAACAGTGGCGGTGATATTAGATTTGGCATTAGCGCAAACGCGGGCACAGCAACTGAAGCAGCCCGCATCGACAGCTCGGGCAGGCTCTTAGTTGGCACGTTTAGTACGTCAGTTGCTAGCACTGTTGTCCTTCAAGGCAATAGCTCAGCCGCAAGCACACAAGCTATTCTGATTCTCGCTAGGGGCGTTAATAACCCACTCGATGCTCAATTACTTGGCTCTCTAAACTTTAGCGATAGCGGACATGCTCAGGCCGCAGCAGTAGAAGCAAGGAGAGATGGCGGTACATGGACATCTGGAACTAGCCACCCAAGCCGCCTGGTCTTCTCCACTACCGCCGACGGAGCGAGCAGCCCGACGGAGCGGATGAGGATTACCTCCGATGCTTACGTTCGCCTCGCCTCTGGCACTGGTGGCATCCAGTTCAACGGTGACACCGCAGCGGCTAATGCGCTGGATGATTACGAGGAGGGGACTTGGACTCCTGCTTGGAGTTTTGCTGGCGGTGGATCTATTGTCACCGATGCGCTATCGGCAACTTATACAAAAATTGGAAGAATGGTTTATATATCATGCGACATAAGAACTAATACACCAAGCTCTCCTTCTGGCGCCGCCACTCTTACTGGACTGCCGTTTTCCGGGCAAGGCAGGGGAATTACGATTGGATACACTCGGCGTTGGGCTACAGATATGCCTAATTTAAAAGCATACACAAATGCTGGAATTGTTGTTTTTACCAAACATGCGTCTAATGCGGTATCCGAATCAGCATTAGATGCTTCAGATTTTTCTGCTACTACCTCTTATAACAATCTTTCCATAGCTGGATGCTATGTAGTGTAATAAGCCCGCAACGGCTTAAAACTACGAACCCTGTAAACCCGTTACGTCTGGAGGACGTTCCTAAACATGGCTCTCACTAAAGAAACCGTTGTTGACAAAATCGAAGTACTGGAAAGCAACGCCATCCAAGTGCGTTCTGCTATCCGAGTGCTAGAGGACGGCGAAGTACTATCTTCCTCTTATCACCGCCACGTACTGCAGCCTGGTGATGATCTGAGCGGTGAAGACCCGAAGGTGGTGGCGATTGCTAACGCTGCTTGGGCTGAGTGATACCTAGCCAGGGCTAGTAACCCTACTCTCTACCGCCCCTGAAGCCGTATAGTGGTGGGGCAGCGAGTTTGCACCTCCTGCCCCTGGCCACAGTTCCCTGGAAACCATGACCCAACAAGAATACGCCTTCGACGTTGTTGCAGGAGTCCCATTCACGGGTAGCAGCATTGACCTTCGTGGATCAACGGAAGAAATCATCCGTGTTGACCAAGAAGGCTTTCACTACAACGGTCAGTTCATTGCTGATGCCGGTGAAGCGCATCGCTTGCTGGTCGAGTTCCTAAAGAAGCACACCGCCTAGTCATTACCACTTCTATGTCTGAACTTTCACCTGCAGCAAAGGGCGTCCTTGAAAGGGCGATGGAGTTCTCTGGACCAGGATTTGAACGCCTGGTGCGTCAAATGCTTGGCGAAGCAATCCGTTCTGCCGTAGCCCATACTCAGCAGCATCGTGGCAACGATGTATGGACTTGCGATGCCGATGAGCTTTTGACCATCGCTGACCAGCTTGAAGCCTAGTAGTCACCTTCTTTAATCAAGCCGAGCAAATTCACCATGAAGCCTGCGTGCAGCCTCGCAATAGGCGGCGTAGGCTTCTTCTTTTGTGTTAAAAGTACCAAGGCTTATTCTTTGCTTTTTTGATGTGATCACAGCTCTATATTTTCCGTTTTCCCGCTGATACACGCCTTTGCAACCGCTTATGTTGTCTGATTTCTTGGGTCTATAGCAACTGTTTTCGGAATCTGTCGCTAAGCGTAAATTTACGATTCTGTTATCGCCCTTGTCTCCGTTTATGTGATCTACTGTCATGCCAAGCGGGATCTCTCCGTGAACCACCACCCAAGCAATCCTGTGCTCCATGTAGTATTTATTGTTTATGTGTAAAAGGCGGTATCCCTTTGTAGCGACTGAACCAGTGCGTTTGCCTGACAGCCAAGGGCATTGCTTGCTGTGCTTTCTGATGAAACAGCCTGTTTCAGGGTCGTAACGCACGACAAACAGTATTTCCTCGCGCGAGGGCAAGGGCTTAAAATTTTGCATCGGCCTATGCAGGTAGGGCGGTCATCCCCCGGGTGCGCTAACACGCCGGGGACACTACTCTACAAGGGTTGAGCCGATTTCCCATGGCGACCACGTTTACTTGGGGCGTGGCGAATCTGGAGCGGGAGACCGTTGACGGTTTCGTTTTCGTCTGTCACTACACCATCTCTGCGAATGATGGTACTTACAGCAGTTCCGCCTATGGCAGCGTGGGCTTCCAACGCCCTGACAATTTGATCCCCTACGCCGACCTCACCGAAGACACCGTGATCGGCTGGGTCAAAGAAGCCCTCGGTGGCGACGAGAAGGTTGCCGAGATCGAAGCCGCCCTGCAAGCGCAAATCAACGAACAGCGCTCGCCGTCGAAAGCCGCTGGCGTGCCTTGGGCTAACTGATGGCAACAAAAGCAAAGACCGGAACAGGGCGACTGGAACACCAAGCCGGTCGCCCCAAAACCACAAGTCAGGGTTATGGGCAGCACAGCCGCCCACGCCGTCGCGGCAAGAAAAAACTTGTCGGTCAGGGGCGCTAACCTAATTAGGTAGCTATTGCCGCCATGATTGAAGTTGTAGCCGCCATCGCTGGCGCATCAATTTCCGTGGCGGCTATGGGCGCAATGGGCTTTAGCAGGCGTAGCGACGAAGCACGCGACGCAGTAATCCGCCTAACAAGTGCCGTGGAACACATCGCCACGCAACTTGAAGTACTCCACACCGACATAAAGGAAGACCGAAAAGAAACCTTCACGCGCTTAAATACAGTCGAACAACGCGTAACAAAACTGGAAGCGAAATCCTAATGAGCGTCATCAACACCACTGACTACGGCAACGGCTTCAGCCTGGACCAGCTAGAAAACGAACGCGGCGAGCTATATTACCGCGCGTGCAAAAACAGCATCTGCCGTTACGCCGAAGACCACTACATCGCAATGATGTATCTCGAAGGCATGGGCTGGGACCCTAAGCAACAAGCCCCTCAGTAATCCACGCAATAATCGCATCCTCCCGATGCGGCTCCCAAAACGGCTGGTCCCTGTACCACTCCAGCCAATCCTCCGCCGACTTCGAGATATTGCACGCAAAGCAGCACGCCACCAAATTCTGCTGGTGCGTATGCCCCCCTCGAAATTTCGGATGCACGTGATCAAGCGTCGCAGAACGCCCCAGATCTACCCCGCAATATGCACAGGCATTATCCCAATGGTTAAGAATTGATTGCCTGAATCTTGCCTTTGCTTCTTTTTTGTTTAAGTATTCGCCATCCTCAATGCGATGGTCCATACCCAGCAGTGGCTACCTGAAATGTAGCGACAGAAACTATTACGTGCGCCGAAACTCTTCTCTACTACAGCTAAACTTCCTACAGGGTTTTTATTTCCCATGGACTTCCTCCAGCATCCAGCCTTCTGGATTTGCGTAGCAGCGGCTTCCGAGCTGATCGCCCTGTCTCCGCTAAAGGACAACAGCATCATCCAGCTGGTGTTCCACGCCCTTCGCGCTATCAAGGGAAAAAAGCTCTAGGCAAAACTTGGGAGCAAGCTGCACGGGAGTGGTGGTTTGAGCTACTACTCCCCGGCAAGCTCGACAAGGCAGAAGCGGACTGGCACGCAACCCAACCGACCGATCCGCCTCCTGTGATCGTTCACCACGAAATTGATGAGCAGCTTCAAACCGGCGACAGCCGCCTACTGGGCGGCGCCATGAGCATCCACGCCCCTTGGTCCGATGGCAAGCAACAAAATCCGTCTTAGCGACCTGTTTCGCTTCTACAAGGGACTGCCCCATCAGATGGCGGCTGTCACCGAACTGGAGCAAGCAATCAACAAGGCCAATCCTCACATCTTGGGCCGCGACCAAGGCTGGTTCAAAACCTGGAGCGTTGCCGGCAAACAGACCCAATTCCCCAACAGCTGGGAAGGAGTCCTAGAAGCCGCCCGTGTCGCTGGCGCCAAATTCCCAGAACTAGTAGCTGCCCAATGGGCACTGGAATCCAACTACGGAAAACTAGTCTCAGGCAGAAACAACTTTTTCGGCCTCAAAGGCGAAGGCAGCGACAAAAAAACCCAAGAATTTATTAACGGCCAGTGGATCACAATCACTGACAGTTTCATCGACTTTCCGGATCTTCTGTCCTGCGTTATCTATCTAGTCGATCACTGGTACAAA